GGTTTGGGGCGTGCGGGCGGGGGCTATTCAATGGTCGCTCACACACCCCAGCAAAATTTCCCCAATTTTAACTTTCCACACTTGCAAAATACAGCTATACTTCCCGCACATGAAATTCCATAAACACGGCGACCGAGTACACACAGGCACCGGGTCCGGCACGATTGACGGCTTCGTCGTGGACGAGGAGGGCGAGATCACAGCCTTGGTCGTGCTGGACGACGAGGACGCATGGTGCAGCGGCGCAACAGCGTGGATCAGTGCCGATACGCTACATGCTGTAGAGGTGCACTAGCGCCGCCGACATAATATACTCCTCACCCACACCCCAAAGCAGGAGCACCCCATGACGATAACCCCTGAAGAACTGCAGATACTCTGCGACACCACGGTCAACCTGGTCGAGTTGCGGCAGCGAAACTGCCCTCACCTGAGTGTCGAGACCGTAGCGCCGGAGATCATGCGCGATTTGTTCGCAGCTCTGCTGCGCGCTAAGGAGAGCGGTGCGCGGGATGCTGTAGGCAGCCCTATCGACTACGCAGAGCATGCAGCGTATCAGGCCGCCAAGATGGTGCAAGTGGCCGAGACGGTCGGAGCAGCCGTGAACCGCCATCTTTCTGACGAATGACCACGCCCCGCACACAACTCCTCTCCATTTTGGACGCCAGTAACATCTGCGCACGCTACGTGGTACACTCAAACCAGGGCCGCGACACAGGTGCACCGCATGTTCAAATTCAGCAACCGCTCCAAGCAGCACCTGATGAGCGTGCACCCCAACCTAGCCCACGTGGTCGAGCGTGCCCTTGAGCTGGCCGCCGGAAGCGCCGCATGAGTATTGTCCCCGCCGCATGGCAGGCGTCCGTTGAGGCAGCAGAGCGCGAATTCGGCATCGTCGGCCGATTACCGACAGCGATGTTCCGGGCGACGATTGCCCACGAGAGCGCGCGGTTCACGCGGCTGTCGGAAAACCTGAACTACTCGGCGGATCGCCTGCGAGCTGTATGGCCGAAGCGGTTCCCGACGCTGGAGTCCGCGCAGGACGTGGCCCGTCAGCCCGAGAAGATCGCCAACAAGGTCTACGCAGGCCGCATGGGCAACATTGATCCTGGCGACGGTTGGAGATATCGCGGTCGTGGCTTGATCCAGCTTACGGGCCGCGGCAATTACCGAGCGTGCGGCGTGGCGCTTGGCGTGGACCTGCTGGCTAACCCCGATCTGCTGCTGCAGCCCGAGTATGCGGCCCGCAGTGCTGGGTGGTTCTGGCGGGTGAACGGGTGCCAGCCGTTGGCGGAGGCGGGCGACCTTGAGGCCGTAACTCGCAAGGTTAACGGCGGACTGAACGGCATGGCTGACCGCCGCCAACTCTTTGAAACAGAACTTGCAGGCACCGCATGAACTACGTCAAACTGGGTGTGTACTGGCTACTGTACGGCCTGCGCGAGGCGCTGATCCTCCTGATGACAGGCATGACCGTGCTGGCCGAGCTGTGCCGAGACGGGATGCAGTGGGCTAAGCCGTGAGCCTGGGCACGTGTTGTCGGAAGGTGGCGCACCTCGCTGAAGTGCTGGCGAACAGGCACAGACTATTTCGCCGCCTGGTGCTGTTGTGGGCTTGCTGGCTGATTACCTGGACGGTGCTGCGCGTGTTTACGGATGCGCCAGTAGTTGAGGGAGGTACGGCGGCGGCGCTGGCGACGGTGTGCGGGCTGCTGACTGTAGTGATCGGGTTTTATCAGTGGTCACGGGACCGAGAAGGGGTGGACGACAAGGAGCGCATCGCTACCCCTCCGCAGCCCCCCACCGAGACCAAGCCATGATCGCCAACTTCCTCAAGACTCGTGGCCTGCAGGTGGGCGTGCCGCTCCTGATCGTAGGGCTTCTCGCCAGTCATGCGTGGGCGTACCATGCAGGCATCGTCAGGCAGGAAGACCGTCAGGCCAAGGCGCTGCAGAAGGTAGAGCGAGAGTACCTAGCCAAGCTGCAACAGCGCATCGCCGACAACGCCGCACTGGCCGCCAAGCACCGCGAGGACCGTGAACATGCAGAGCTGGAGTATCACGCCGCGATGGCTGAGGTTGACCGGCAGCGCCGCCGCGCTGACAGTCTTGGGCGCCTGCGCGACCCAGGGAGGACCGCAGCCTGCCGACCTGCCGTGCCCGCCACGTCCGGACCCACCAGCGGTCCTGTTGCTGACGCCACCGGAGGCGACCTTTCAGCAGAGGCTACAGAGTTTCTTCGGGACTTTGCCCGAGACGCCGACCGCGCCGCAGTCTACGCCAACGCCTGCCACGGGTGGATAATCAAGCAGATGTAGCATGAACGCCCTGACACCGCCCACTATCCGCACACGGCCGGAAAACCCCGCCGAGATCGGCACCTACCCGCCGACGCTGCCCATCGAGATCGCGCTGAAAGTAGCGCCGATCAAGGACATCTGCGAGGCATACGGCCTGTCTCACGAGCAGTGGGCAGAGCTACGGCTTAACCCGGTGTTCCAGCGTGACCTGGCCGCCGCCGTGGAGCTGGTCAAGAAAGAGGGCGTCAGTGTCAAGCTCAAGGCGCAGCTTCAGTGCGAGGAGTTGCTGACGACAAGCTGGTCGATGATCCACGATGCGTCAGGGGCGATACCCGCGTCCGTGCGCGCCGACCTGATTAAGCATACCTTCCGCGTAGGAGGACTGGTCGAGCCGCCACAGGCCAACGCGGCGAACGTGCCGGCACTGAACATTCAGATCAACCTGTAGGTCATGGCCGACGACATCATCTACACCCCGCCACCGACGCTCAAGGAGTTCATCAAGAGCTACCGGCCGGGAGAGCTGTTCTACAACTGGATTGTTGGCTGCGTAGGGTCCGGCAAGACGACTAGTTTGTTCTTCAAGCTGGTACACATGGCAAAGTTGCAAGAGCCGAGCAAGGACGGCATACGGCGTACCAAGGCGGTGATCGTCAGAAACACGGCGTCACAGCTCCGTGACACGACCATCGCATCGTGGAACTACTGGTTCAAGGATGGTCAGGCAGGTACGTGGCGGGCGACGGACTCGAAGTTCACGCTGCGGTTCAACGATGTCGAGTGTGAGGTGCTGTTCAGACCACTGGACACACCGGACGACATTGAGCGAGTGCTGTCACTTGAGGTGACATTCGCCATTCTGGACGAATTCGTTAATATCCCGCTGCAGATCGTGGACGCACTGTCATCGCGCGTCGGCCGGTACAAGATGCCGGACGGAGTGAAAGTCACGAACTTCGGGCTGTGGGGTGCGTCGAACCCATCCACCGAAGATAATCCGTGGTACACCTACCTGCACGAGAACTTGCCTGACAACGCCAGGTATTTCCACCAGCCGTCAGGGTTTTCCGAAGACGCCGAGAACCTTGAGAACCTGCCTGGTGGGCGGGCGTACTACGACAACCAGGCGAAGGGCAAGAGTCTTGCTTGGATAAAACAATTTATCGAGGCGGATTGGGGCTTTAGTGCTGCTGGCAAGCCTGTCATCGGCACGTTCAATCCCGATCTGCACGTGGCCAAGTCACCACTGCTGTACGACAAGAACGCACCGCTGGTCATCGGGTTTGACCCTGGCCTCGCAGGATCGGCCTTCATCCTGGGGCAAGAGGACCTGCACGGCCGGCTCAAGGTGTACGGTGAGCTTGTGCAGGAGGGCTACGGCGCGAAGCGTTTGGTCGAGGAGCGGTTGCGCCCGTACCTGCGGCGCAGGTTCCCAGATGCCAGAGTGATTATTGCCCCTGATCCGGCAGCGGCATTGCGTAGTCAGCGTGATGAGCGTACAGTTGTCGACGAATTACGTCGTCATTATGACGTGAAATACGAGACTAACAACCGCATATCTCAGCGACTCACATCAATAGAGAGATATACTACACGGTTAACAGATGCAGGGCCGGCACTGCTGGTCGACGGCAAGGAATGTCCGGTGTTGTTGCGCGCTCTGAAAGGGGGTTGGCGGTTCAGAATGGACACCAAGACAGATACAATGGCAAGTCCTGAACCGGAGAAGAATCAGTATTCACACCCTGGCGACGCATTTGGGTACCTGGCGAGGTACTATTCCCGCATCACAGAACGAGCAGAGCGGGCAAGTCGGACACCGTTGCCGATAGCGCATCAGAGTCAGAACGTCTACCACTTTCGTTGAGAAACATCATGGCCGTACCCGCAGAACTGCTGGAGTTGTCGCTTCCTCCGCCGCCACCGGTAACAATGTCGGACTTGGCGCCGATAGCAGATAAATACTCCGCACTGTTCAATACATTCTCGTCGGACAGGTTACATGCCGAACAGCGGTGGCTTCGTTCGCTCAGACAGTACCTCGGTATCTATGATCCGGAGATAGAGCGCCAGTTAGGTCCAGATAGGTCAAAAGCCTATCCACGTGTGACACGTGTTAAGTGCATCAGTGTATTGGCACGTATTATGAACCTGATGTTCCCAGGGAATGAGCGTAACTGGGCCATTACCGCAGGTCCAGAACCAGACCTCTCACAAGCAGATGTGATGCAGGCACTTCAAGAGGTCATTGCTAAGAACCAAGCAGCAGGGATCGACACACCTCCGACGAAGAAAGACCTGCAAGGTGCGATCAATGCCCTGGCCAAGGAGAAGGCTGAGGCGTTGTCAGTGGTGCTGGACGACTACCTGCAAGAGCTGGGCGGCGATCAGACGCAGGACTACATCGCCATCAACCGCCAGGTGGTCGGCTCCGGCATACTGTACGGGACTGGCGTGCTGTTGGGGCCGTTCGCACGTGAGCAGCGGCAGGTTCGGTGGAAACTGGACGAGCAGGGGATGCCGTTCAAGGATGAGCAGGTCAAGTACAAGCCTCAGTTCGAGTTCCTGCCGGTGTGGGACTACTACCCCGACATGAGCGCCAAGAACCTGCGCACTGACGACGGGTACTTCGTGCGACGCATCATGTCCAAGCGGCAGGTGCGCGCCTTGGCGGATCGTGCTGGGTTCTTCCGGCACATCGTCATGGACTACCTGCAAGCTGAAGGACAGAAGGGCAACTACAAGCCGCGCCAGGTGGACACCGAGCTGCGCACGATGGGCCTGAAGATCAACGTCAACGAGCAGAAGGCCGAGTCTTCGCGGTATGAGGTGCTGACCTGGTACGGCCCTGTCGAGGTGAAGCACCTGCTGGCCGCGCAGGTGGAGGGCATACCGCCCGATCTGATGCCGGATGATGAGCTGCCGGGGGAGGTCTGGCGCATCGACAACCGCATCATCGGCGTCATGCTGTCCCCGTGGTACGTGCTGGGGGCGAACGTGCGGACCTGCCACACGTTCATCTTCGACGAAGACGACACCAGCCCGCTGGGGAACGGCCTGCCCAACATCATGCGGGACAGCCAGATGGCCATCTGCGCTTCTGCGCGGATGCTGCTGGACAATTGCAGCGTGGTCTGCGGGCCGAACCTGGAGTTGAACACGGACCTGCTGCGTCCGGACCAGGACTTGACCAGTGTTCATGCCTACAAGCGGTGGTACCGCGAGGGGACTGGCGCTGACGCACAGCAGCCGGCTGTGCGCAATGTCAGTATTGACAGCCATCTTGCCGAGCTGATGCAGGTCATCGAGCTGTTCATGAATTTTGCCGACGCTGAGACGTTCGTGGGGCCGGCGACGGGTGGCGACATGTCCCGTGGGCCGAGTGAGCCGTTGCGCACCGCTGCCGGGGCGTCCATGCTGCGAGGGGATGCCGCGCTGCCGTTCAAGGACATCGTGCGCAACTTCGACATGTTCACGCAGTCCATGATCCACTCGCTGGTGTGGTTCTGCCGCAAGCTCGGGCAGCACCCTGACACGGATGGAGACTTCAACGTTGTTGCACGAGGCGCAACAAGCCTGATCTCCAAGGAGATTCGCGGGATGCAGGTGGACCAGCTCGCAGCGACCCTGCGCCCCGAGGAGATGGAGCACGTTGATCCACGCAAACTGATCGAGAAGCGGTTTGAGGTGCGCGACCTGACCGACATGCTGCTGGATGTGGCCGAGGTGGAGCGGCGGCAAGAGTCCGCGCGGAAGCAGGCCGAGCAGCAGGAAGCCATGCAGACAGAGCTGCTGCAGGCGACCATTCGTGATACCTTGGCCGGGGCGTTCAAGGATATTGCGCAGGGCCAGAAGAACATTGCGACGACCGAGAAGACGCGGATCGACGCTGTACAGGCGACCCTGGGGCAGCTTGGGCTTGGTGGCAATGTAACGGGAGGTGCTGGTGAACAGCAAGGAATTTAAGCGTCAGGAGATGGAACAGCTTGCGGCTGTTCGCTTGGGGCGCAATACTGTCGAGATCAAGAATGTTCTGCAGTGGCTGCACACGCTGGAGCTGCAGGCCACCGAGGCACTGATCGACTGTGTGGCTGACGAGCACGCTGACCGCGCAGCCCGCGTGCAGATTCTACGGCTGCTGCAAGCGAAGATCACGATGCCGACACTCGAAGAAAGTCAAGCCCGCTACAAGGTAAATACCGATGCCTGAGCATACTGAAATCACCCTGCCCAAGGACGACGTGGACCCGTTCGACGCCGCGTTCAAGGAGTTCTCGATGCCTGAGGGGACCGCTCCGGCGGCGCCTGTCGATGAGACTCCTGAGCCTCCGCCTGTTGTCGAGGATGAGGCTCCGCCTGCTGTTGAGGACGAGACTCCCCCAGCCGTTGAGACGCCGGAACCCAAGCCGGCTGAACCGCCTCCTGCCACCCCACCGGGCGAGACAGATGAGGCGCTGTTGGCACGACTGGCGGCCTTGGTCGGGAAGGCGCAGCCCGCAGAACAGCCTGCCGCCCCGGTAGCTCCTGAAGCACCACCTGTGTTCACGCAAGAGGAAGCAGAGTTCCTTGCGGAGTATGAGAAGGAGTGGGGGGACGTGGCCAAGGCGGAGGCGCTGAAGCGTCGTGCTGAGAACGACGCCCTGGTGCGGTACGTGTTCAATGAAGTGGCCGGTGTGTTCCGCCCGATGGAGCAGAACCTGCAGCGGCTGCTGCAGCAGGCACAGTTGGCAGAGCTGCGTGGTGCGGTGCCTGAGTACGACAACGTGCGGGACAACGTGGTGGCGTGGGCAGAAAAACAGCCGCCCTACTTGCGCGCTGCGTACCAGCATGTTATACAACAGGGGACGGCTGAGGAAATTGCCGATCTGGTATCGCGCTACAACAAGGAAACGGGAACGGTCCCGGCTCCAGTTCCTCAGCAGAAATCGGTAACTGAGCTGCCTATGTCCGCCAAACAAGCGGCGGCGACATTGGCCCCAGTCAGTTCCAAACGGTCGGCGGTTGCGGCGGTAGAGCCGGACAAGGGTGACTTCGACAGTGCCTTTGAACGCTTCGCCTCAGCGCCATAACAGGAACTTTTTGAGGGCTATAACATGGCGCAAGTCACTGGATATGGAGACATCTCCCCTGCGGTTGCCGCATGGGCGCAGGTGCAGATGCTCAAGCGGGCTACCCCGTACCTGCAGTTGGAGCGGTTTGGGCAGACCTACACGCTCCCCACCAACAGCACCAACGTTGCCAAGTTCCGGCGGTACTTTCTAGTGGGTGCTACCGGGAGTGCTGGGTCGGGCACGGGGGACTTCTACACCCCGGTGGCTATCACGCCGCTGGTGGAAGGTGTTACGCCGTCCGGCAGCAAGCTGGAGAACATGACCTACACCGTCACGCTGAACCAGTACGGCGACTTCATGACCATCACGGATGTTGTGCAGGACACGCACACTGACAACATCCTGGCAGCGGCTACCGAGGTACTTGGCGAGTCTGCGGCACTCGGCCTGGAGACGCTGCGGTTTAACGTGCTGAAGGCGGCCACCAACGTGTTCCGCGGCAACAGTGTTGCCTCCCGGAACTTGATCGTTACTGCCCCCACCCTGGCGGACATCCGACGTGTGACGACCGGCCTGAACCGTCAGAACGCCAAGAAAATCAGTTCGGTGGTTGGGTCCAGCCCGGATCAGAACACCAAGTCGGTTGAGGCTGCGTACTTCTGCGTGTGCCACCCGGACCTGGAGACCGATCTGCGGGTTGCAGGTCTGAAGCCGGTGGCCGACTACGGCCCGCACACCTCGCCGATGGAAGGTGAGATCGGGTCCATCGAGCAGGTTCGGTTCCTGACCAGCACCGTCATTGCCCCGTACCTCGAAGGTGGCGGCGCCAAGGGTACGTTGCGCGGCGTGACCAACGCTGACATCTACCCGATGCTGTTCTTCGGTCGTGATGCTTACGGCATCGTGCCACTGAAGGGCAAGTCGGCGATGACCCCGATGGTTGTCAACCCGAAACCGGCTGCTGGCGACCCGCTGGCCCAGCGCGGCACCGTGGGCTACAAGTACTGGACCGGCACTGTCATTCTTCAGCAAGCCTTCATGGCCGTGCTGGAGGTTGGCGCCACTGCCTGATGACAGATGGGGGAGGGCAGCCTCCCCCTTGTCGCCACTCTACGAGGACTGAAAAATGGCTTTGACTACGAATACTCGGGCGTACAGTGCCGGGATTGTGAACCATGCCACTGGGTATGTGGTGACGGACAGTGCGACTGCTGCGGCTGCCACCTTTACCGTGGGGTTCATCCCTCGCATCGTGCGGTTTCACAACGTCACGGATCGCATCAGTGATGAGTGGCTGACAGGCATGGCTGCGGCCAGCTCGATTCACACTGTCGCCGCCGGCACGCGCACTCTGGAGACCACGAACGGCATTACTGTCGGTACGGACGGTACCTTCACTGTGACGGCTGTGACGATGGTGGCCAGCAAGACCTTCGTCTGGGAAGCGATTGGCTAACGGCAGGGGCTGCAGCAATGTCAGAGAACATGGTCAAGATCGAGCGCATGGCTAATGGGTTTGAAGTGTGCTTTTCTGACCCTGACATTGTTGCAGCCAATTCCAAGCCGTCAAAGGCCGGACACCCATACAACTACAAAGACCCTAAAGTGGAGATGGTGTTCAAGACCAGTGCTGAGGTCTTTGATTTTCTGAAGGACAAGCTGGACAAGATCATGCCGGCAGAGTCTTTCGACAGTGCGTTCATGAAAGCGATTAAGGAGTAAGCCATGAGTGAGTTGAAGCCGAACCTTGCCGATGTTGCCGCCCCTCCGACGCGCGTGCGCATCAAGCTGGAGGAGAGCGACACGATCCCTCCGACCGGCCTGTTCGTTGGCGACAACGGCACCGGATACCTGCTGCGTGCAGGCGAGGAGATTGACGTACCGGTCGGCGTGCTGGAGATTCTGAACAACGCTGTCACTGCCGTCCCCGTCGTGGACCCGCAGTCGTTGGAGATCATCGGCTACCGCCCGAAGAAAATGTACCCGTTCGAGCGCGTCTGAGGTAGGCAATGACGACGCAAGAGTTGCTGGAGGAGCTGGCTGGCAACGTCTTGCGAGATCGGTCAAGCGTTGTCTCCGGCCCGACCGACTCCCTGTGGTCGGACGATGCGCTGCTGCGGTACATCAACGAAGCGCAGATGCGCTTGGCGACCATCGGGCTGGTGCTGCGGGACGCTACCACGCCATCGGTGACGCAGGTGGCACTCTCCGCCGGGGTGACGCAGTACACACTGCACCCCTCCATTCTTGCCGTGATCTCGGCCAAGTACGGCCAGGACACCTACGACCTTGCGCGTGCCGGGCACTCGCTGTTGTCGGCCTACGTGGCCCCGGACACCCTGTACTTCGACCCCTCGCAACTGACTGTCGAGCCTGGCAAGCCGCTCGCATGGTCATCGGACGAGCAGCTTGACATCAAGTCTGGAGTATCAGGCATTGTCAGCCTGCGGATATACCCCGCCCCGTCCAGCGACTACACCGACACCGTGTACTTGCGGACCATCCGCAAGCCTCTGAAGTCGCTGTCTCTCGACGCACCTGACGGTGTGCCGGAAGTACCCGAGCAGTACCATCTGGGGCTGCTTGACTGGGCCGCCTACCGTGCCCTGCGCAACATCGACAGTGATGTAGGCAGCATGTCTACGGCCGCGCGGTTCCGTGATACATTTGACGAAATGGTCACGCAAGCCAAGCGCGACACGCTACGCAAGATTTTCTCCCCGTCCACCTGGGCTTTCGGTCGGAACGGGTTTTCATGGGAACACTGATGGAGTAGGACGATGGCCGCGAACGACCCCCAGAAGCGCCGGCCGTTACCTCCTCCCGGTAATCTTGGGCCGTACCGACCTGTGCGGGCGGGGCTGCAAGATATTGTCAACGAGTACCAACGTGTTGGCGGCGGTGCTCAAGGCGTCGGTGCTGCTGGGCGGTCGGTGCTTGGGCAGGTAGTAGCTGCCCCGATGTCTGTCGGCAGGAATGCAGCGGCAGGGATGAGTGGGGCGCTTGGTATGATGGCCAGCCCCTTCGTTGAGTTTGGCCGTGGGCTTGCCGGCATTGAGTCACAGTCCGCCGCACCTGCGCGTGCTTCGGCCTCTAACGCTCCCGTGCCCAACTTCACCGTCCCTGGCCGCACGTTGGCACCGCCACTCGAAGGTGCAGCATTGTTGCGCAGCGGTGTTCCCGCCCCGGCAGTTACACCTCAGCCCCCGCCAATCGCCGAGCAGATCGCGCGGGCAAGCCAGCCTCCGCCTGCATACATGACTCCTTCAGTTGCAGCCCCGTTCAGTACAGGGTCCGCAACCCGAGGCACCGCCCAGTACGGCAACCGCGCGGTTCAGAACATCCCGTCCGACTACGGTGCTGGCCGAACCAACGTGGTACCCAGCTTCACAGGGGCTGTGCCGACCGGCATCGGCGGTAGTGCCTCCACGTACAACCCCAACTCTCGCCTGAACTTCACCCCTACAGCCCGTAGCAGTGGTGCCGGGAGCGCAGAGAGTGTAGCGCTTGCCCGTAGCCGCGAGCTGGACGGCTTGTTCCAGGCGATCATGCAGAAGGCCCAGCGTGAGCCGCAGTCCTACGGCGAGTTGTTCGCGCGCAAGGGCACGCTTGCCTCGCTCAACGCACTTGCTAGGCTGTCCCAGACGGCAGGGAGTAACTACATCCAGGGTGCGGGCGACGTGCTGCAGGCAGAGACCAGTCGGTACAGCACCGACCGGAATTTCGAGGCGGAGCTCGGCCGGCAGGCGATGCGAGCGCGCGGCGACGACTTGGCGTTTGAGTCCAACCTCGGCCAGCAGAACGTGACTCGTGAGGGCGACCAGCTCCGAGCATATATCGACGAGCAGGGACAGAAGGTGACGGAGCGCGTGGGCAACCGTCAGGCTGCTGCGACTCTGGCGGCTGGGCAGGCGCGTGCGGCGGCGGCGGTAGAGGCCGCCAATGTAGCGTACAACACAGCACAGTTGAAAGCACGCAGTCAGAATCCTACAGCCATGCTGCAATTTGCTATAAGTAGAGGCATTACCCTTGATGGTAAACCAGCTAGTCCAGAAAAACTGAAAGCTATGCAGTTACGGCTACAGATGGCGACGCCTGTAGGTTCCGGGCAGATTATAGTTAATCAGTAGCACATGGCAACTATCCCTGCAGATACATACGGCCAGGAGTTTGACAGGCTAGCTGCTGCGCCCCCTGGGCCGCTGACTATTCAGCCTACTCCGCCACGAAAACTCGGCGCACTGCAGGAGCTTGTTCGAGCGCCGTTTGCGCTGGGCGGCGGTGCGATCCGTGGTGTCGGGCAGTTGGCTGCCGATACGCCGCTCACAGAGCAGGGGAACCTACTGCAGCGCGTAGGCCAAGGTATCCAGGAACGGAACGCCAGCGACATCCAAGGCTTCGGAGATATTGCCGACCGACCTGGAGCGGCTGCGGGGGCGATGGCCGGCAGCGTGCTGGGCAGTGTCGCTGCGTTCAAAGCGCCGCGTGCTATCGGGACCGCGCTGACGGCACTGTCAGTACCTGCAGCGTTTGTACCCTACGCAGGGCCGGCACTGTCTACGATCCTGCGAGGTGCCGGCACGGCGCTGCGTGTTGGAGGTGCTGCAGGTGCTGCACTGGGTACGGCCTCGTCGTTGGGGACAATGGCGGCCTCGCAGTACGCGCAGGATCGCGCAGAGCAGATCGCGCAAGACCCAGCCAACGCAGAGTCTCTGGGCGCCAAGGCTGCGGCTGGTACAAATGCAGTCTTTTCGGGGCTGGTTGAGTCACGGTTCGGTGTGGAAGCCGGCCTTGCGCGCAGTGCGCTCGGCAAGACATTGCTGGACGAGGTGAAGGACGGCACTCGACGGCAGCTTATTAGGCGTGGGGCACTCAAGTATGGCGGTGTAGAGGCACTAGAGTCAGCCGCGCAGGCAGTCGGCTCTCAGCTCGCAACGTTCAAGAACCCTCTGACAGCCGACAGCCTTGAGGATACCGCGTTCCAGACGGTGATGGGGCTTGGCGGCGGCGGCATGTTCGGCGCTGTTCGTGGCGCCATCGCCAACCCCGGCACGGTATCGAACGATGATCTGAAGGGCGCGGTCGATCCTGCCCTGAACCCTGAGACGCCTCCGCCGCCTCCTCCGGCACCGCCGGATTTTGTAGTCAGTTCAGATGGAGTAGCCGCTCGTCCCGGAGAAGCGGAGGCCGCCGCCGAGATTGCCCGACAGCAGGAAATTCTTGCCGCGCAGCAGGCCATTGAGGCCCGAGCAGTAGAACTTGAGCAAGCCGGACGCGAGCGTGAGGCGTTGGCATTACGCATGAGTGCACAGGGACTACTGACCCCTGGGCAGGACGCGCAGGCAATGATGGGCCTCATGCCTGGCAGTGCAGAGCCTGTGCAGCGCGGCGTGCCTCGCGCGGACCCTGCTTCGATAGGAGCGTTGTTCGCACAAGTGCCGCAGGTGGAGGCGGTGGCGATTGCCTCCAGGGCTGACGAGCTTGAGCGCGCGGGCCGAGTAACGGAGGCTCTGGCGCTGCGACTGCAGGCCGCCGGGATCACGCCGTCCGGACCTGCCCGGCAAGGGACGTTGGGCGATGCACCCACCGCACAACCGGCCGCCCCTGAAGTATCACAGGCACCGACTCCGTTCAGAGCCATTTTGGCTAGTAACCCCAGCATATCCCTGAAGGGTGTGCCGTCTACTGTGCGTAATGCCCTGGACGCGGCTACTACACCTGAAGATGTGGCGGCCATAGCTGCACAAGAATATCACTCGCGCATGGCTCGTAACAGCAATGCCAACTATGTGCACGAGCCGAACGGGCTGCTGCAGTCGCTGTACCGAACTGTTACTGGTGGGCAGGAGATTCCGTCACGCGCTGAGTTTGAGGCCCAGCAACAGGCGCAAGAGGTTCAGCCGCAGACCTCTGATGCAGATGTTGTCGGCACATTCAAGACTGCGAGAGGCTCGACCTACAGCATCCACAAAGACGGTACTACCACGCGGGACAAGGCAGCGCGCAATGAGGTAGGGCATGAAGGGGACTCTGGGGTAAAGCCACGGAGCGCAAAAACGATCTACGTTGACGGGGATGCCGCCGCCAACCTGACCGCCGCTGGGCTATCTGGGCTTGGGCCGAAAGGTGCCCGCGTAACGATACGAGATGGGAAGGCAGCGCTTTTAACCTGGAATGCCAAGGAAGGGCGTTGGGGGACAACGGCGTCCGCAAGAGACATACCTGTACACACTGAGCCGGCAGTAGGCAGGTCGCCGCTTGAGCTGTGGGACGCAGCCGGCGATGTACCTGGGCGTGAAGCGTACAGAAGTATGCACGCAGGTAATCCGATTACCGAGGTAATGCAGACCACGGCTCCGGACGTTCAGACCCAGCCGGCTGTTCCGCCCGAAGTCGCGCAGCCTGCCACCCAGC